AGTGGCGGTTTCAAAATGGGTGAGGATGTGCAAATCACCAGTGATGGCGACTCGATGCGGAACCAGGTGTTTGTGTCCATGTCGGGTGGCGGCGTATACCAAAAAGACAATGCGTCCAGCATCACCACCTACGGGAACGCATCCATGTCACTTGATACGCAGGTGCAAACATTGGCGAATGCGGAATCGTTGGGCCAAATCACTAGCAGTTTTGGCGGGAACATTTATCCGGATTTGACACCAGTGGATGTGGTGTTATCGGCGGATGAGTTGTGGAAACCCACATTGGATTTGGAATTGATGGAACGCATCACGGTGAACATTGCACCGCCTACAGGCAATGTGATTTCTACGCCGATGTTGGTGCAGCGCATCACGCATGATGTGGTGCCTGGGTATTGGCAGACCACATTGGATGGTTCTGCACGTTGGGCGGCGGTGTTTATTTTGGACCAATCACTTTTAGATGGTACGGACCTTTTAGGATAGGAGAACTATGCCTACACCACCTACGTTCACTGCATACACACCGTTGACGGCGGCGCAACTAAATCAGGCTGGTTTGTGGCTGGTCAAGTCGCAGGTGGTGGGGTCGGGCGTTGCTAGCGTCACCGTCACAGGCGCATTTTCTGCCGACTACGACAATTACAGAATTGTTTGGAGTGGAGGGACATCATCATCCAACGACAGTGCCTATCAAATCCAATTTGCAAACACCGCACACCATTATGCGGTAATTCGTTATGACAGTTACCTAGGAGCGGCGACAAGTGTTCTCCCAACTAACGCCCAGACCGCCGCCTATTTTGGCATTAGCGGACAAGCAAAACAGGACACTATGGTTCTAGACGTTATGAACCCATACCAGGCAATTTTCACCAAATGGACTGGCCTATGCACGGGTAATGCCTACTACGGAACTGGTGGGGGCGTGTATGCACAAAATACTTCTATAACAAGTTTCACAATTATTGCCCCATTTGGCACTATGACAGGAGGAACTATCCGTGTCTACGGCTACAGAAACTAACCGCCCCAAAATCCAAATCGACGACCTCGTGCGTGACATGACAGATGACGAATACGCCGCCTACCTAGACCAGCAAGCAAACACACAACCGCTACCAGGAACCAGCGATGAGTGACGGCATCATCATCGCAATCATCGGCGGCGGATTCACCATACTTGCCACACTCATCGAGGTCACACGCCGACAAAACAACCGTGACCACGGCGAAAACTCACGCAAACTTGACTACCTCGCAGACCTATTCCGAGACCACCTAAAGGGCCACAAATGAACCCCAAAATGCAAGCCGCAGCAAACTCCTACGCACGTGCGCTAGTCGCCGCCGTACTACCCGTATGGGTAGCCACAAACGATTGGAAAATGACCCTGCACGCACTATGGGCTGCAGCCATCCCGCCGATTATGCGATGGGCAAACCCGCAAGATGCCGCCATCGGGCGCACCAAAGATGCCTAGAAAATACCCGTTCTATCCCGCCTATGACGGCAAACATGCGTCACCAGTCACAGAATGGTTTGTCCATGCCTGCAACCGCAGATGGAAATTCACCAATCTAGGCATTTACGCAAACCGCCAAATGCGGTCCGGAAAGGGACTATCGGTTCACGCCACAGGTTGGGCATGCGATGTGGGCTACGGCACCACCCCTGAGGGCCGTGCAAAAGCAGTCGAGGCGTGGAACTGGTTACTGGCAAACTCAAAAGCCCTAGGCATTTGCCACGTAAACGATTATGCCTACGGCAAGTTTGGCCGTGGCTACCGTTGCAGCCGTGGCGAGGGAACAAAAGGTGTCAAGGTTTACACGGCAACAGAAAACGCTGGCACCCCTGGAGGGCGGTGGCTACACGTAGAACTGGACCCCACATGGACCCTCGATGCATTCCAGGCGGCGTGGAAAGCCCTGCCGAAACCTTAGATTTGCGCATTAGTTGAGACTGGACATTTCCTGATGCGTAGGTGGTCCGTTGGTTTGTTTCCCTGCCAGCGGGCCACCACCCCCCACCCCTAAACAAATGTTTGCATTTGACACAGGGCCGTGTAAGAATGTTTGCAAGCGGGGTCCAGCCCGCAGGAAAGGGAACAATGAAAATCAAAATAGAACTCACAGTGGACATCAACCCTGAGGAATACGCAAACGAGTACATGGTTGCACAGTCCGAAATCCGTCAGGACATCAAAGATTCAGTGCGCAACTATGTTGAAACACACTTCGCAGCAATGTTGAACAATGGCGTGGTGGTGAAATGATTGCAGTCATCCGAGACCCTGAACAGGTGTTTTCATTTGCATTCATCACTGGATGCATCACCGGATACCTATTCTGCAAACTGATACAGATTTGCAAACGCATGGACGAACGGAACCAGCAATGAAACGCATCATGGCCATCACACTTGCCGCCACATTCGCATTCCCAATGCAAGCAAACGCCAAATCCAGTTTTGATGACCTAGTACTCGCAGAACACTTTTACTACCGCCTAGCGCAATGTGAGACAGGTCAGGCGTGGAACCACGAGACACTAAATTACACCAGTGCATTTGGCATTGCACGTGGCGTGTGGGAACGGTACTCACATTCCACTAGGGCATCGAGGCGCACACCCCGCCAGCAGGCAATCGTGGTGGACCGCATAGCGTTCACAGGATTCCACGATGGTCGCAGATTTTGGCCACCAGTCGGACCGTGGGGATTTGGTGCAGTCAAAACACAAAACTGCATGAACCTACAAAAATACATTTGCAAATCACGCAAACCCATCGTCCAACGATGGAAAAGAAACTGTTCAGGAGGAACAAAATGAATGACGAAACCATTACCATCGCAGCACGAATCAGCCTGCACGATTACCAAGTCCTACAGGCACAAGTGGCTGCAGGTAATTTCAAGCGCATGTCCGATGCCATTCGTGCATGCGTGCGTTACACCGTCACACAACTAGAAAAGGCACCCGACAATGACTAACCAGGAAATAGCAAAAACACTGTTGAACCTGTCCACCGATTTGGAACTATCCGGACGCATCAAAGAACACCGTGCGTGCGCACTGGCGGCGGGACTAATTCTTGAACTGTCACCACAGGATTGGGAACTAGTAAACATCGAGGCCCACCGTGACTGATTTCGAGCAGATGCGCCGTGACTGGTGGATACGCCGTGCCATCCTGCACCTAATGAACCACACCTGTTTCTGCCCACAAGTTCTCACCTGCATCCCTTGCGACCAGTTACAAGAGGCGCAGGACATGTTCCCCGTCCAGTATTCACAAGCCCTACAAATCAAAAAGGAAACAAAAAATGGGATTCAACCTTGACGATTACGAACCAGTCGCCAGCCGTTTCGCACGGTTCATTGACTGGTCCAAAACCACGGAACACTTTTTCGCAGTGGTATCAGAAATGTTGTCTGCACCTGGTGCGGATGTGTGTGTGTTCAAGACCAGCATCGTGTGTGATGGTGTGGTGGTAGCCACAGGGCATGCTGAGGAGGTGCGTGGGGCGGGCAACGTGAACCGCACATCGCATGTCGAGAATTGCGAAACCTCCAGTTTGGGCCGATGCCTTTCGTCCTTTCCCTTGCACAATTTCGCAGGGTCCGACTACACGAAACGCCCATCACGGGAGGAAATGTCAAAGGTGCAGCGCATGACGGCTAACCAGTCACCAGCCACATCCAACGGTCCCGCAATGGAATCCGGAACAGATAAACGCATGCCATCAGTGCAAGTCACTCAACCGATGAATTCACCAACGGAAAAACAATTTGAGTACGCCCGCAAAATGCTACGCAAAGAGGGCCACCCGATTCCAGCGTCGTTCAACACGATGTCACGGCAGCTGATGAGTGACCTTATCGAGTCATTGAAAAACGGCACCTACCAGCCTGAAACCAGCACAGATGAGGAGCCGTTCTAGTGTTCGCTATTCATTTACTTTCGTTTTCGTCAATTTGTCTTGCGATTGCTCATGCGTTGCACTTGTATTGGCACTACCGCAAAGGCGATTTCTGATGGTTGACATTGTGACCCGACTACGGGGAAAGTACTCAGGGCAACTACCTATTTGCACAGAAGCAGCCGATGAGATTGAACGCTTACGCAATCAAGTCAGGCAACTAGAAACAGAACGTGACCAATGGATACGGCAGGCAATAGGCCGTGATTGAGTTTCTGCAGTTCATTTGCACATGCGCATTGATGTTCATTCTCGGAGTGTGGGTAGGGCAACGTCATGGAAACCACTGAACGCATGTTCCAGGACCAGGTGATACACATCGCCCGCATGAACGGCTGGTCAGCATTTCACGCATCACCACATTTGGTGCGTCCAGGTGTGTGGCGTTCAGATGGGCAGGGATACCCCGATTTGTGTTTGGCGCATCCCACACGAGGATTGATTTTCTGCGAACTGAAAACCGAATCCGGACGGATGAGTCCAGCGCAAAAGAAATGGCAACTGGCGATAGCACCGCATGCTGAATGGTATTTGTGGCGGCCATCGGATTTGGACAAGATTGCTAAACGGTTGGGTGCTACTCGATGACACTGACCGTGGGTTCACTGTTTAGCGGCATTGGTGGGCTAGACCTGGGATTAGAACGTGCAGGGATGCAGGTTATTTGGCAATCAGAAATAGACCCGTACGCATGTCGGGTATTGAAAAAACACTGGCCTGAGGTGGTCAATCATGGAGACATCAAACGAATTCAATGGGGAAACATTGTTCGACCTGACATCATTTGTGGTGGCTACCCCTGCCAGCCCTTTAGCCTCGCCGGACACAGAAACGGAACCGATGACCCACGGCATTTGTGGCCCTGGGTACTCACCGCCATTAGCGAACTACGACCCCGATACGCAATCCTGGAAAATGTACGGGGACACCTTTCTATGGGGGGACTCTCCGTTATTGGAGACCTTGCCTGCATCGGGTATGACGCTGAATGGCGTATTGTTTCCGCAGCCAGCGTGGGAGCCAATCACCGCAGAGACCGAATCATTATTGTGGCCTACCCCCACCACGCAGGAATCCGAACATCCCGATGCGACATTGACGGAAACGGGCAGGAGACTCAGCAAGAACGGCAAAACATCACACAGTTTGGGACTAGCCGATGCTGCGAGGATGTGGCCAACACCGACTGCACGGGATTACAAAGGCCCATCCGGACAGTCTTTACGTGGCCTAGTGACGGATTTGCCTATGGCGGTGGGCGATGGTGGGAAACTGAACCCGATGTGGGTCGAGTGGCTAATGGGATTCCCCGCAGGATGGACAGGCTTAGAGGATTAGGAAACGCCGTAGTGCCACAAGTCGCTGAGGTTATAGGCAGGATGGTGGTAGCACATGCTCAAAGCATTTGACCAGGCAACGTTTGATGCGGATGACAACGCAAAACACGCCGTTATAGACCTGTTTGCACATTGGAATGTGTCACTGAAAGTGAACGGCGACCAATACGGCATAGACCTAATCGGCAAAGACAAACAAACAGGACAATTCATCGCATGCGAGGTTGAGGTCAAACACAACTGGCGAGGGCCACATTTCCCGTTTGACACCGTTCACTACGCTGCACGCAAAATCAAATTCCTAGAAATCGCCAATGCGGAACGCCACGTGTATTTCTGCACCGTGAACGATGACCGGACACACTGTTTGATAATGTGCGCCACCAGCATCGAGCAATGCAAACTGGTACGCAAACAAACCAGCGTGACCGACTCGGAATGGTTTATTGAAATTCCGTTACACCTGTTTGATACATACAGACTCTAAAAACTAAAGACACGCATGGCGGTACCACGGTTGCAGGTGGCGGCGCATTCACACCAGGGAACTGGGGTAGATGTCGCATGCCCTACAACGGCACAAGGCGACAAGCAGCGTTTCCAAACGACACAAATGGCGATGGTGACGGCCCTACAAGGATTCAAACGGCGACCAGTGCAGACATGCACAAACGGCGGGAGGGACACCAACCACAGACCCTGAGTTACAATGAAACCAACCGCAGTGCGCAGCACAAGGGCGGTAGCAAAAACACAAGGACACCCCGACCATGAGCAAACGAACCGCAGACCCCACATACCGCCGCAACCGTGCAACCATCCTGCA